CGAACCGCTCTTCCTCGGTCATCCGATATTGCGAGCATGCGACCCACATCGGCGCCTGCGTCGGCAATTGCAACACGGCCGGCTGGCCCGCATCCAGCACCTTGATGAGATTGTCGCGCGCGATCCGGTAGTCGCGACGATAGAGCGGCAGTGACGTGTCGAACGGATAGACGATGCAATAGCCTCGGACCGTGAACGTCATGGCGTGACGCCCCATCGCCTCGGCATAGGGCAAATCGCGTTTTGGAAATTCGTGAACGACGAGGCGCTGCCCGCCGTCGCGGCTGTTGACCTGACAATGAAATTGCTGGGCGGCGAACGTCGCCGGCAACAGCTGATCGCGCCAAATCGTATTTGGCAGATCGAGGATCGTCGACATGGTTTTAGTTGCCGACGCCGCCAGCGTGCGGGGCGTCGACCTGACCGCCGCGCGCTTGTTCCATCTGATGCTGTCTATTGACCGCGAGCTTGCGGAAAATGCCGCCGCCTTTCATGCTCACGTCCGTTCCCTTCGGGGCCGTGATGTTCGCGGTCAACGTGCCGTCGCCTTGCACTTTGACGGTCCGATCTGCGGCCTCGTCAACCGCGTTGCGATCGTCGACGATCTCGTGACGAATGGCATAATCACGAGGCCCGGTGCCGATGTTGAGGTTTTGGCTGGAGACAACGTCGCGCCCGTATTGGCCCACCCCATGTTCCGCCCCCGGTGGATTGTATTGATTGGCCCCGACGCCACGGAATCCAGTTATCTTGCCGCTTTTATCCCTGATCGGGATGGCGCCCGTGACGTGCGATCCTCCCCCGGAGCGAACATTTTGCCTGACCGCGATGTTGATCGCGTTGGGATCATCTGAATATCCGGGGCTGCCGAAATTGTTCCAGCTGGACGCTGTCTCGGCATTTTTAGGCGGAACGCCACCGTGATCCTTGACGACGGAAGCCATGAATTGTCCGCACGTCGCTTCACTGAGGTTGATGCCGTGCTGCATCATGTAGGCATGGATATTGTGCGGCTTGGCACCGGCCAGCGTCATCGCCGTGAGATCAGCCGCAAACCTACCAGGGACGGCTTTCGTCTCAGTGGCTTCTCCAGCCGAGCCGCCCTTGCCTGTGCCACCATCTGCCGCCCCGGCGGCGATCCGATTCGCGATGCCCATGTTCTGGGCGACGCTTTGCGGATGCCTTCCGATGGTTGAAAATCGCCTGCCGAGTATCCCACCTTCGAGGCCACCGCGACCCTGCGCCGAGCTAACCGAGTCTCTCACAAACGCTTTGACCGACGCGTCTGTGTCGTAGGCATTCCCGCCGGGCACTTGACCATGCGCATATTGAAACACACCAAACGAACCGCCGGGATCAGACGTGTTGGCAGATCGTGGATTGAACCCTGACTCGGCGCTGGCGACGGCCGTGCCGAACCGTGCCCACTCTTCGGCGGAACCTGTTTTGATTCCAAATTTCGCGCCGTCATGAGGCACGACGCCGACAAGTCCTGAACCTTTGTACGCCGCGAGCAATTTTTGGTAGATGGCCCCGCCGCGAGTTGATGCCGCGCCGCTGATCCTGCCGCCGCCGCCCGCGCCGGCTGCGCCGTCGGCGCCCGCTGGCGTCGCGCCTGCGCCTTCGCCAGTGCCGGGGCCGGCATCGTTGCCATAAGGGCGTGCGCCGCCGCCGCCACCGCCGAGCCCCGGCAGGCCGCCGAGCCCGCGCATCATGCCGCCCAGGCCGCCGCCACCGCCGCCCAGGTCGCCCATCCCGCCGCCCGTGATGCTGCGCATGATGCCGCCCAGGCCGCCGCCGCCGCCGAACCCAGGCAGGCCGCCGAGCCCGCGCATCATGCCGCCCAGGCCACCCATACCGCCGCCCGCGATGCTGCCCAGGATGCCGCCAATGCCGCCGCCCATGCCGCCGCCGCCGCCCGACTCGCCAGCGCCCGCGCCCGTGCCGGGTCCGACGCTGCTGCCATACGGCACGCCACCGCCGCCACCGCCAACGCTCCCACCGCCGCCGCGACCGCCGGTCATCAGCATCAGCTTGTCGTTCAATCGCCGAAGCTGCTCGGTGTTCTCTTTCATTTCCTTCGCGAGTTCCTGGCCGGGGCCGCGACCGGCGCCGCTCAACGGAATGACCGCCTCTGGGCCGCCTTCGCCAATCATGGCGAGCGTTGCGCGCGAGACGATGCCGCCGTGCTGCATGTGCGGCACGTCGGGAGTATCAGCCGATCCCCAACCTTGCCAAAGTTTTGAAGCGACCCCCTTAACGCCACTCCACGCGCCCTTCGCCGCGTCGACCGCAGTCACGTTCGGCGGCGTTGCGAACGGGGCCATCGGTGCCGGCCGTTCCGATGATTTGCCGAACAAGAATGTTTTCACATCCCATTTTTTCAATGCCTCAACGTCTTGATTGCTTTGCTTAACCATCCCACCCATCGCGGTGGTGATATCCGAGATGAAGCCCGGCACTTTACTCAACACACTCGTTAGCGCTGGTCCGAATGCGGTGACCATGCTTTGGCCGGCTTTGGCGGCGGCGGCGTCAATGTCCTCCCAGGCTTTGGTGACCTTTTCCGCGTTTTCCTGAGTCACTTTCAGCTGTGCCTCTTCGGCGGCGGTCAGGTTTTTGAATTTGCCGGTGTGCCGTTCCATCGCCTCCGCACTCAAGCCGAGCGCTTCGTACCATTGCTGCTCTGCGCGAGCCGCATCAGCCTTCGCCTGGGCTTCGTTGTGCGTTCGCTTCAACTCTTCATCGTAACGCGCCTTTCGAATCTTCTCCCCTTCCTCTTGGGCGATGGATAGCTTGTCCTCCGCGGTCGTCGCCGCTTCCAATGCCTCGATGGTCTTGTTCATCCTCGCCGGGTCGACGGCCATGCTGAGTATTTTTTCACGTTGCGCGCTGCCGACCCGCCCGATCTCGACCAGCGTCGTTGTGAATTTGGCCATCATCGCCTGAGTGTCCTTGGCTTCGACACCCACTTTTCGAAACTGATCAACGATGTTTTGCAAATTCGTTGGACCGACGCCAATCAGCTTCGCCTCACGACTGACGCTGGCCATCTGGTTGGAAAAAGTCTTCAGCACGTCTATCCCGGCAGCGGCGGCAATGCCGAGAGCACCAAATTTCCCGATGTACGAGAGCAACGCCTTATCGCCGCCGACCGCGAGGGCCGTCAACTCTTTCATCTGCTCGCCAAGCTCGCCCTGCTTGCGCCTGAAATTCTCAAGATTGGCCGCCGTGCTGCCGCTGCCAAGCTGCGAAATTTGGCCGCGCAACGACGCGATCCCGGCCGACGCATTGTCGACCAGGGTAACGGTTAAGCGTAGTTCGTCCTGCTCGGTCGCCATCTAATCGTCTTCCTTTGCCTTGCGCTCACGCAAAAGCTGCGCGGTGCGCCGCAAATGCAAGCTCACTTCGTTGATGGACATTTCGAGGAAGATGCGGGGATCAATGTGATAGTGCGCTGCGAGGCGATAGCAATCGAGGATGATGCTGTCGTCGATGTTCGTCAGGACCACGCCCGAAGATCGGGTAAAAAAAATTTCCGCAGTCTCAGTGCGCAGCTGTTCCAGTCGCGCGGGTCCATTTCATCCAGCAACGGCGGGAGAATCCCGCAGAGCGTCGCCATGATGTATGTCATCTTCCGTTCTTCGATGATGACTTCGCTGTCCCACAGCACGCGCGTCGGGTTACCGATCCGGTTGATGTCGGCGGCCTTCGGCTCGCGGAACGTCAGCTTGTCAACCAACTCGCCCTTGTCGTTGCGGATCGACTTGTAGAGCAAATGGACCGTGATGGGCCACGGCTCGGCCGCATCGGCAATGTCTTTACGGACAAGATCGATCTCGGCAAGCGGCGGCTCGGGCGTTGGCTGTTCGGATTTCAATTGCGATGGAAGCGGCTGCGCCGGCGGCGTGTCGCGCGGCAGCGGAGACGCCGGAGGGTCGATCACGAAGCCCTCCCTGATCGGCTTGACGATTTCGGGGCTCATGCGATGGACATCTCTTGACAGGCCAGACCTTCCCAGCGAACGCGCACTTGGCCGTCCCTGGTGTTGTTGTCGAAGCCGGCTTTGCAGGTGCCGCCCGTCAGCGTGTACTGCATGCGGTTGGCGAGTTGGGCGACAACGGTCACGTCCGTTTGCGCCTCAAGGTCTTCGAGCAAGAGCCCCGGCACCGTTGACAGGTCGCCCTCGATGTAGGGGACTCTCGGCAGTTCCTGGTAGCCGTGGACTCCGTCCTGCCCGGCCAGCATGGTGCGCTCAACCGCGCTTGGGCTGACCGTGAAATTGCCGCGCAACGCCAGCTGCGAGCCGTCGACGGTCAGAAACGCGATGCCGGCTATTCTCTGTGCCATAGCGTGTTTCTCCTATTGCGATGATTGGTTGATGGGATTTACTGCGACGGCGCGCCTGACGACGCCTGGAACGGACCGGGCGCCGGCCCGATGATCTGCAAGTCGATGCCGCGATCGTATTGCAGGCGGAATTGCGCCAGCACGGCAAAGACGCGCAGTT